GCAGTGCGAGTGTAGCCAGCAACCACGAACACGAATGGGAGGCGGCGACCTGTGAAACGCCGCGCGTGTGCAAGACCTGCGGTGAAACGGACGGCGAACCGCTGGGCCATACTTGGCAGGAGGCCACCTGCCTTGCCCCAAAGACCTGCACGGTTTGCGGTAAAACGGAGGGCAAGAAATCAGAAGATCATGTGTGGAGTGAGGCTACCTGCACGGAGCGGGAAAAGTGTGTGCTTTGTGGCAGAGTGAATTTCCACACGGAACCGCTGGGGCATGACTGGATTGCACCGACATTGGAGGCACCCTATACCTGCGCCCGGTGCGGAGAACAGCAGGGAGAGCCGCTGAAACTAAGCGCGTTTAACCGTGGGCACAACGGCAAGTGGGAGGCGCACCCGACAAAGGAACAGTATGTTGGCATGAGTGGCTATGTTGCAGTTACACACTCCTATGCGTACTCGACGAAAGACAGCCCTTATGAAAACAACTGGCTTGCAGCACCGTGGTATGCAACTACCTACGAAAAAGACAAGCAGTTTTTTAACCCGGTTGGAACGGTGGAACATAAAACGCCGGTCACTGTGATCGGGCAGGAGTTGACGGACTGGCAAAGCGGGGTTTGTTGCTATCATGGATTTCTTTTGGTGGAGCGGGTAGACAATGGAGAACAATTTTATATTTCCGTGACGGACTTTGTAACGGAACCGTATTGGGAGGTTACAAACGCAAACGATGTAGGGGCTGGAAACCCGTGCCTTGCCGTGTACCACCAGCGCAGCGACTACTACCCGGTAGACCGCGACGGGAAAAAATACAATGCGGCGGACGGTGAAGTGGTAATGATATTCGGCGCTACAAACTGGGGTGGCATAGACAGAGAAACAAACCAAGTAGATGTTCTTGGGGCAAATGGCCGGGGGGTCTTCAACGCGGAGGATTTGACGGTGATCTACTAAGCACCGGGCACAGAAAAAATATTTTTTGAAAGTTAGCAACTTTGACAGGTTTTCTGTGGTATATTGATAGCATGAAAATATAAAGGCTCGTGGCGGGGACGCTGCGGGCCTTTTGTTTTGGGCCTGCCCGGTGAGGGCGGGCTTTACTTTTTGGAGGTGTAGAATGCCGAAGCGGAGCGAGAAGCGCGACACCGCCAAGGCTGAATATATCGCCAAGAAGAAAAAGGGCGAGGAAGTAAGCCTGCGGGCGCTGGCCGGGGAGCTGGGTGTGAGTTACCAAACCCTGCGCAACTGGAAAGCGGCGGACAAGTGGGAAGAAGCGTTACCCAAGAAAAAGCGCGGCGGGCAGCCGGGCAACCAAAACAGCAAGGGCAAGCGCAATGCAGCAGGCAGCCACGACGGTGCGCCGCCCGGCAATAAGAACGCAGAGAAAGACGGAGCGTACAGCACCGTCTTTTTTGATATGCTTTCTGCCGAAGAATTGAAGATCACCGAGAGTGTGCCGCTGGGCGGGCGTGAGGCGCTGGAACATGAAATGAAGATTTTGAAGTTCCGCGAACACAAGATACTGGCAAAAATTGCCGAGTATGAGAGCCAGCCGGAGGACGCGCTGTTTGTGAGCAGCCTTTTGGATATGCGCACCCCCGGCGGGCGGGGTAAGGACAAAAAAGACGGTGCCAACCAAACCATGGGTATGTACAGCAAGGACAGCGCCTTTAGCCGGGTGCTGAAATTGCAGGAAGCGCTATACAAGGTGCAGGGCCGCATTGCCAAGATTGCGGACAGCCTGCGGGCCTTGGAGGAGAGCGACAGGCGCATGGCGCTGGAAAAGCAGCGGCTTGAAATTTTGCGCATGAGAGCCACCGGCGCGGTGGATGTGCCAGACCCCGACGGGACGGCGGCAGATGATCTTGACGCGCCTTTGGAGGAGGACACGGAGGAATGACACTGTACACCAGCAAGGTTATTGCCCAGTGGTTATGCCTGACCGAACGCCGGGTGCGGCAGTTACGCGACGAGGGCGTGATTGTGGAGGCAAGACCGGGGCTGTATGAGCTGCAACCCACCGTGGCCCGGTACATCAAGTATTTGGGCGGAGCGGGAAAAGAAAGTCTGAACACCGAGCGCATGAAGCTGACCGCCGAAAAGCGGAAAGCAGCGGAAATGGACAACGACCTGCGCCGGGGCGATTTGCACAGTACGCAGGATATTGAGAAAGGCATACAGACCATGTGCCTGAATATCCGCAGCCGGTTTTTGGCTATGCCTGCCAAGCTATCGCCTACGCTGGCGGCTATGGACGGAAACCAAGCCGCTATTTTTGACGAAATGAAAAAGGCTATCGACGAAACGCTGGAAGAATTGAGCGACTACCGCGTGGCCTTTGCTGTGGAGGACACTGCCGATGAAAGGACAGAAGAAAAATAAAGACCCCTGCGCGGGGTGCGTGTGGAGAATTTGGACAGGCGACGAAAGCGGTCTGTGCTTTTTCCCGGATTGCAGGCGAAAGGAGTACGACAGACTGTGGGGTAGCAAAAAAGCAAAAGCTGCTGGGAATACCGCAGGCGACAATGGAAATGCTGGCGCGGTGTGTGGCAACGCTGAAACCGCCCCCGGAGCTGACACTATCCCAATGGGCTGACCGCTACCGTATGTTGAGCGCGGAGAGCAGCGCCGAGCCGGGGCGGTGGCACACCGACAAGGCACCGTACCAGCGGGAGATCATGGACGCCATAGGTGATGCGCACATACGGCGGGTAGTTATCATGTGCGCGGCGCAGTTGGGCAAGACCGAACTGCTGCTGAACATCCTTGGCTATTTTATGGCCTATGCCCCCGCGCCCATCTTGGTTATGCAGCCGACCTTGGACATGGGGCAGACATTCAGCAAAGACCGCTTGGCCCCGATGATACGCGACACGCCGGTACTGCGCGGGCTGGTGGATGTGAAAAGCCGATACGCCGGGAACACGATCTTGAAAAAGAATTTCCCCGGCGGGCACATCACCATAGTGGGCGCGAACAGCGCCACCGGCCTTGCCAGCCGCCCTATTAAAGTGCTGCTGGCCGACGAGGTAGACCGCTACCCCGGCAGCGCCGGAACCGAGGGCGACCCGTTGAGCCTTGCCCAAAAGCGCCAAACAACATTTTGGGATAAGAAAACGGTTATGGTATCGACCCCGGTTATCAAGGGGCACAGCCGCATTGAAACCGAGTACAACCAATCCACCCGCGAGGAATGGAATGTGCCGTGCCCGGAGTGCGGGCATTACCAGCCTTTTGTGTGGGCAAACCTGATCTTTGACCCGGACGACCTGCAAAAAGAGATCGTTTACAAATGCGAACGCTGCGGGTGCGTGGCGAACGAATACCGCTGGAAACAGCAGAGCCAGCAGGGCCGCTTTGTGGCGGAAAACCCCGGCGCAGAAACGCGGGGGTTCCACCTGAACACGCTTGCCTCCACCTTTTGCGGATGGAAAGAGATCGTGCAGAAATTCATAGTGGCGAAAGAACAGCTTGACCAAGGAAACCCGGAGGGCATGAAGGTTTGGGTAAATACCGAACTGGGTGAAACTTGGGAGGAGCGGGGCGAACAGGTGGAGGACACCGAACTGTTCAACCGCCGCGAGATTTACGACGCGGTGGTGCCCGAAGAAGTGCTTGTGCTTACCGCCGGTGTGGATGTGCAGGATGACCGCTTTGAGGTTGAGATCGTGGGTTGGGGCGTTGGCAAGGAAAGCTGGGGAATCCGATACCAAAAGATTTACGGCGATATGCTGAAAGAACAGGTGTGGGAGGACTTGGACGCTTTTTTGCAGACCGTGTGGTGCAAAAAGGACGGAACCGCGCTGCGCATTATAAGCTGCTGCATTGACAGCGGCGGCCACCACACCGACCAAGTGTACCGCTTTACCAAGGAACGGTACGAGCGCGGCGTGTGGGCGATCAAGGGCAAGGGCGGTGCCGAGGTGCCCTACATCCGCAACCCCACCACCAACAACCGTGTGAAAACGCCGCTGTTCATCATTGGCGTGGACGCGGGCAAGGCGCTGTTATACCAGCGGTTGCGCCACAACACCAAGGGGCCGAACTACTGCCACTTTCCCGCGAACGAAGAAGCCGGGTACGATGAAACCTACTTTAAGGGCCTGACCAGTGAGAAGATGGTGGTGCGGTTCCGCAAGGGGCGCAGCGTTACCGTGTGGGAGCTGAAAGACAGCAAGTACAAGCGCAACGAACCGCTTGACCTGCGCAACTATGCCACCGCCGCTTTAGAGATTGCCAACCCCGTGCTGGCAAAGCCGGAGCCGGGCATGGCGCAAAGACCCCGGCGGGCAGGCCGCCGCCGCATTACAGGAGGTATTTAATGGCTATTTTTTCAAAAGAAATGTGCCGGCAGAAATTGAATACATGGCTTGCGGCGGAGGAAAGTGTAGCCACCGGGCAAAGCTATCAAATCGGCACAAGAATGTTGACGCGGGCAGACCTGAAACAAATCCGCGAGGAAATGGAATATTGGGCACAAAAATTATCCGAGGCGGAGGCCGAGGAAAAGAACGGCGGGCGCAACCGCCTGTACCACTTTGTTGCCCGTGATGTGTGAGGGAGGGCGACACCGTGAATGTATTTGACAGAGCCGTGGCCGCCGTGGCCCCGGTACACGCCGCCAAGCGGGCAGCCGCCCGCGCCGCGCTGAAAATCATTGACAGCGGATACGGCAACTACGGGGCAAACCTGACCAAGAAATCCTTGCGCGGGTGGGAGTTTTACGGTGGCAGCGCCAAGGAAGATATTGAGGACAATATCGACATACTGCGCCAGCGCAGCCGCGACGCCTATATGGGAATCCCCACGGCCAGCGCCGCGCTGAAAACCATGCGCACGAATGTGATTGCAGGCGGACTTATGCCTGCGCCGCAGATCGACGCGGAGTTTCTGGGGCTGACCCCGGAGGACGCCGAAAAACTGCAAGCGCAGATCGTGCGAGAGTTTGCCCTTTGGGCGGACACGCCGGTGTGCGACGCTGACCGGGTGGACAACTTTTACAAACTGCAACAGCTAACCTTTTTGAGTTATGCCATGAATGGCGATGCCATTGTGCTGCTGCCCACCAAGGAGCAGACCGGGCAGCCGTACAGCCTGCGGGTGAGGCTGGTGGAGGCTGACCGGGTTTGCAGCCCGGACGGCTTTGACCGGCTGGTGCCCTGCACGGTGCAGGGCCATGATGTGCATTGCATTGTGCAGGGCGTGGAAACGGACGCCGACGGCATGGTGGTAGCCTACTGGGTATGTGACCGCCACCCGCTGGCAAGCAACGCCTACACCAGCGGCGGGCCGCACTGGACGCGGGTTGAAGCCTACACAAAGACCACCGGGCGGCGGAATGTACTTCATGTGATGAACCGGGAGCGGGCCGGACAGCGGCGCGGTGTGCCCATGCTGGCCCCGGTGCTGGAAGCCCTGAAACAGTTGGGCCGCTACACGGACGCCGAAATCACGGCGGCGGTGCTTAGTGCCATGTTTACCGTGTTTGTGAAGCAGGGCGTGGCAAGCGACGCCCGCCCGTTTGGCGAAATGCTGCCGCCGGATATGCTGATCGACGCGCAAGACCAAAGCAGCATTGAGCTTGGCCCCGGCGCTATATTGAGCCTAAACCCCGGCGAGGATGTGGAGTTTGCAGACCCCAAGCACCCGAACACCGGGTATGACGCCTTTACCAATGCGCTGATACGGCAGATCGGCGCGGCGCTGGAAATCCCGCCGGAGGTGCTGTTTAAGCAGTTTACGACGAGTTACAGCGCGGCGCGTGGTGCGCTGAACGAGTTTTGGCGCACTTGCAGTATGCAGCGCGATTGGTTCACCGATGATTTTTGCCAGCCGATCTACGAGGAATGGTTTGCCGAGGCAGTGGCGCGGGGCCGCATTGCGGCACCGGGCTTTTTTGCTGACCCGGCAATCCGCAAGGCATACACCGCCTGCGCGTGGAACGGCCCGGCCCGTACCAACCTGAACCCCGTGCAGGAGGTGGACGCCGCTGTGAAGCGTGTGGACGCCGGATTCAGCACGGCGCAGGAGGAAACCGCCACCATGACCGGCGGCGACTACAACCGCAATATCCGCCAGCGCGTGATCGAAGCCAAGCGCAAGCGGGAGGTTGACGAGATCACAAACCCGCAGGCCAAGCCGCCCGGCGGGCAACAGGAGGAATGACCATGCCTAAGAAGTTTTGGCAGTTTAGAAACCAAGCGGCAGGTAGCGCGGAACTGCTGCTGTACGGCGATATTTCGGACAGCAGTTGGTGGGGCGACGAAGTGACCCCCAAGACCTTTGCCGACGAACTGAACGCACTGGGGGCGCTGACGAGCCTGACAGTGCGTATCAATTCCGGCGGCGGTGATGTGTTTGCTGCACAGACCATTGGCAATTTGCTGGAACAGCACACCGCGCAGGTAACGGCCCGCATTGACGGGCTGTGTGCCAGCGCCGCCACGATCATTGCCTGCCACTGCGACAAGGTGGTGGCAGCCAATGACAGCACCTACATGATACACCCGGTACGGATGGGCATTTTTGATTTTGCCGACGCCGTGACCCTGCAGCAGTACATTGGTGCGCTGAATACCATACGCGAAAACATCCTGAACCTGTACACCAAAAAGACGGGCCGGGAAAAGGATGAAGTGGCCGCGTGGATGGACGCTACAAGCTGGTGGACGGGCGAGGAGGCTAAGACCAACGGCTTTGTGGACGAGCTGGTGGACGACGGGGAAAAAACCGTTGTGGAGAACCGGGGCGGCCTGCTGTTTGTGAACAGCGTAAACATGAACCTGCCTTTTGATAAGGCACCAAAATTTGTACAGAACAGCGTGGCAGCAGCCCCCGCCGCCAGCGGTTTTGTAAATACACAGACCCCGGCGGAGCAGCCGGGAAACAACAGCCATAAGGAGGACACGAACATGGCAAACGAGATCAAGACCGTGGACGAGCTGCGCGGTGCTTACCCCGCGCTGGTTGACCAGATCGAACAGGCGGCGGCGCTGCGGGCTACCAATGCGGAGCGGCAGCGTATCCGCGACATTGAGGAAATGGCCCTGCCCGGCAGTGAGAAGATCACCAACGAGGCTAAGTACGATAAGCCCATGAGCGCCAGCGACTACGCCAAGGCCGCCATGAAGAACGCCAAGGAGCAGGGCGCGGCTTGGCTGAACACCATGCAGCAGGGCGCAAACGCCAGCGGCGTGAACAGCGTGGGCAGTGCCACCGCCCCCACCGGCGGTGAGAAGCCTGACGAGTTTATGGACGCAATCAAGGGCCTTGGCAAGAAGCAGTAAGGGAGGATAAGACTATGAGCATGGATTTGGCGAAAAAGACCTATTCCACCACGCCCGACTATTTTATTGCGGGCACTACGGTGGGCATTGTGACCGCCGCCAAGGAGGCAGACGGAGCCGTGGCCGCGCACAACCTTGTGCTGCTGGACGGTGGCAAGGTAAAGCCCCTTGCCGCCGTGGACGGCACCCACGCGCTGAATGTGACCGGCCTGTACGGCATTGCCGCAGAGGACGCCGCCAGCGGCGAGGACGCGGTGGTTTACCTGACGGGTGAGTTTTTTGCGGAGGGGCTGGCTTTGCCTGACGGCGTTGCCGCCGCCGACATTGAAGTTGCCCTGCGCAACATCGGTATCTTTTTGAAGTAAGGAGGAGCAACCAACATGGCAAACGAAGTAAATATTTATACCCCGCGCTATCTTGCGGAGGTCGTAAGACAGGCACCGCCTGTGCATACCTTTTTCCGTGACACTTTCTTTACCAATGTGAAGAAGTCTACCACCGAGCGCGTGGATATTGACCTTGTGAAAGGTGATCGCCGTATGGCGGCCTTTGTCCACCCGCGTGTTGGCGGCAAGGTGCTGAAAGCCAGCGGCTACAAGACCGAGAGCTACAAGCCCCCGCTGGTGAACCCCTGCGACATTACCACCGCTGACCGCTACATGACCCGTATGCCCGGCGAAGATCTGTACAGCGGTGAAACCCCTGCCCAGCGCAGCGCACAGCAGTTGATGGAGGAGTACAGCCGCCTGAACGACGCCACCACCCGCCGCGAGGAGTGGATGGCCGTGCAGGCCATTGTGACCGGGCAAGTTCCCGTTGTTGGCGAGGGCGTGAATGAGATCATCGACTTTGGCTTTACCAACACCGAAACCCTGACCGGCACCGCCCAGTGGGGCAAGAGCGCCGCCAAGATCAGCGACAACTTGGAGGACTGGGCCGACAAGGTGCTGACCAACGGCTTTGCCAATGTGGACATGGCAATCATGGGCAAAACCGCGCTGCGCAATTTCCTTGCGGACGAGAAGATCAGCAAAATGCTGGACAACCGCCGCGTGGAAATGGGCCTTATTCACCCGCGCGACCTGCCCAACGGCGTGAAGTATGTGGGCCACCTGAACAGCCCCAACATCGACATTTACACCTACGCCGAGGTGTACTTGGACGATTGGACTGACCCCGCCGCCCCCAAGACCCTGCCCCTTGTGCCGGAGAACAAGGTTGTGCTGATCGCCAGCCACCCCGACTACATGATGGCTTATGGTGCCTGCACCTACATTGAGGATAGCACCCAGCAGTGGGTCACGGCACAGACTGACCGCCTGCTGCGCAGCTTTGTGAAGCACCAGCCTGACCGCCGTATGCTGGAATTGCAGGCCCGCCCGCTGCCCATCCCCGACAAGGTGGACAGTTGGTTTGTTGCCACCGTTTGTTGATATGCACCCCCTGCCCGGTGACGGGCGGGGGCTTTTTACTGTGGAGGTGAGAGCGTGGCACTGTTTGAACTAAAGCAGGATACAGGGAGCGGGGCGGCAGCACCGTGGGCACCGCCCACATTCAAGGACTGCGTGGCGGCGGATATTGACGCGGCCTTTTTTGAGGAAAACGAACACGCAGACCGCCACACCGTTGACGGTAAAGATGTGCTGATCGTTTTAGAGGACGACGATTTGCGCGAACATTCGGCGCATTGGGAGGCCGGGGCAAAGCAGAACTTTGACACCGGCCTATACACGGCGCACACCATCCTGTATATCCGGGTGGAGGACTACGGGCCGAAGCCGAAGATTGGCAAGCAGTTGGTGCTTGACAAGGGCACCAAGAGCCAGCGCACCTACACGATCAACCTTTGCCAAGAGGAAAGCGGCGTGTACCGCATGACGATGGAGAGGACACAGCAGTGAGCAATGTTACTTACAGCGCCGGAAACCTGACCATTACCGTTGCGGGGCTGGACACGGTAGAGCAGGCGCTTGGCGACCTGAAACGCAAAACCCCGGCGGCGGCCAAAGTGGCGATCAACGCCACAGCGCGGCAGGCGCGAAAGCTGATGGTTGCCAAGGCAAAGACCCGTTACGCCGTGAACGCCGCAGGCAGGCGGCACCTGAAAGACCTTGTGCAGCGCAAGAAAGCCAGCAACAGCAGTTTGATGGCGGAGCTGCACATTGCCAAAATGCGCAACGACCTTGGCTATTTTAAGACCAGCCCGGCGGTGCCGACGCACTTTACCGGAATGGACTTTAAGGACGGGCCGAGCGTTTGGAAAGCCAAGGTATTAAAATCCAGCGGCATGAAAACGCTGCCCGGCGCGGGCGGTATGAGCAAGGGCTTTTTGGTGAAGTTCAGCAGCGGCCATGTGGGTATGGTGCAGCGGCGCATTGGTTCCAAGTCGAGCCATACGCGCACCGCCAAGGGGTACAAGCGCTGGACGAACGCCAAGGGCAATGTGGAAAAGCTGGTGACAATGGGAAGCCCCAGCGCCACCGCCATGCACCACACCATTTGGCCGGAGGTTGAGCCGAGCGTGGAAGAATACCTGCAAGAACGGTTGCAGGCACAGGTTGAGCGAGTATTGGCGAGAGCCGGAAAGAAGTGAGCCACCATGAGAAATCACCCAACGACGGCAGCGAGGGCGGACATTGGCCGCACCCCGCAGCTTTGCCAAGACGCGCTGATCGAAATGCTGAAAGAACTGTTTGCGGGTAAGCTGTTTTGCGGCCAAGAGGGGCGCAAGGCACTGAAAATCTACAAGCAGGACTTGCCCATACCGCAGAGTGATGATGCCGATGTGGACACCGACAAGGCCGAGGCACCCTACATTGTGGTGCGGATGACTGGCGGACAGATCGAGGACGACGACAGCCCGCAGACCGTGGACTTTAGCCTGATCGTGTGCGCCTATGACACCGGCCTTGACCGTGAGGGCTGGCAGGATGTGGCGAACATCAAAGAGGACATTATCCAGCGAGTTTGCAAGGCCCCCTACTTTGGCGGCGCGTTTACCGTTTTGAAGCCGATCACTTGGGCGTTGCAGGAGGACGACACGCACCCCTATTACTTTGGAGCGTGTACCCTGACCTGCACGGCACCTGCCATGACGCAGGATGAACAGTTAAAGGAGTACCTATGACCAAGAAACAGGAGCAGGCCGCCGAGGCGGCCACCACCCCGGAGATCACCGGGGAAACCGAAGCAAAGATCGAACACAAGACCCCGTGCGTTTACTGCGGGCCGAGCGTGCGCGGCGTGGCACGGCAGTACACCGTGTACGCCAGCGGCAACACCCCGGCGGCGCTGGACGAGTTTGTGAAGCAGCACCCGGCGGCCAAGAACCTGCTTGTGCCGGTGGAACGCTTTGCACAGACGCGCAAGGCACTGGAAACGGCAGGAACGGCGGAAAGCATTTTGTACAACAAGATCAAAAACGAACTGTAAGGAGGAACAACCGATATGGCTACATACAAACATGGCGTATATACCAGCGAACAGGCCACCAGTATGACCGCCCCCGTGACCGGCACCGCCGGTTTGCAGGTGGTTGTGGGCACCGCGCCCGTGAATATGCTGGAACACCCGGAGCAGGCCGTGAATACCCCGCTGCTGGCGTACAACTACAAGGAGGCTGTGGCCGCCGTGGGCTACCATGACGACTTTGCCGCCTATACCCTGTGCGAGAGTATCAGCGCGGCGTTCAGCGTTGTGGGCACCGGCCCGCTGGTGCTTATCAATGTGCTTGACCCCGCCAAGCACACGGCAGACATTGCCGAAACCACCGTGCAGGTGAACAGCGGCGTGGCCGTGCTGGATGTGGTGGGTGTGCTGCTGGACAAGCTGACCGTGAAAAGCGGCAGCACTGCCCTGACCCGCGACACCGACTACACGGCCAGCTTTAACAACGACGGCACCCTGAACATTGTGCCGCTGGCAGGAGGCAAGGCAGCCAGTGCCACTACCCTGACCGTGACAGGCAAGAAACTTGACCCCAGCAAGGTTAAGGCCGCCGACATTGTGGGCGGCGTAGACGCAGCCACAGGCAAGGAAACCGGCCTTGAAGTGGTGCGGCAGATTTACCCCAAGTTGTCCATGACGCCGGGCATTCTGCTGGCACCGCGCTTTAGCATGGACGCCACCGTGGCCGCCGCCCTGCAGGCCAAGACCAAGGAGATCAACGGCGTGTTCAAGGCTGTGTGCATTGTGGACATTGACAGCACTGCAAGCGGCGCTACCAAATACACCGATGTGAAGCAGCGCAAGGAGGCGCAGGCCGTGAGCGACGCGAACGCCTATGCTGTGTGGCCCTGCGCCAAGGTGGGCGAGGTGGTTTACAGCGGCAGCGCACTGGCCGCCGCCCTGACAGCCTACACTGACGCGGTGAACGCAGACACCCCGAATGTAAGCCCGTCCAACAAGACGCTGGCGATCAGCGCCGCCTGCCTTGCGGACGGCACCGAGGTTGTGCTTGACCAAGAGCAGGCCAACACCGTGAACGGCTTTGGCGTTGCCACTTTCCTGAACATGAGCGGTTTCCGCCTGTGGGGCAACAACACCGCCGCATACCCCGGCAATACCGACCCGAAAGACAGATGGTTCAGTGTGCGGCGCTTCCTTTCTTGGGCGGCGAACAGCTTTATCCTGACCTACTTTTCCAAGGTGGACAGCCCCGCCAACAAGCGGTTGATCGAGGCTATTGTGGACAGCGAGAATGTGCGCGGCAACGGCTTTGTGGCCCGTGGCGTGTGCGCCCGCTATGAGGTGATCTACGACGAGGCGGAGAACACCACTGCCGACCTGCTGGATGGCAAGATCACTTTCCACCAGTACATCACCCCCTACACCCCGGCGGAGGACATCGAGGATGTTATCGAGTTTGACCCGGACGCACTGACCACGGCTTTGAGCTGATAAAGGAGGTACAGAGCTATGATTAGCAACAACTATATCCCGGAGAAGATCAATGACGCGAACGCCTACCTTGACGGTACGCGGATGATCGGCGTTGCCGCCAGCGTTGACCTGCCGGAAGTGAACATGAAAACCGGCACCGTGGAGGGCTTTGGTGTTGGCGGCGAGATCGATTCCCCCACCATCGGACAGTGGGAGAGCTTTGAACAGGGGGTGCAGTTTAACACGCTGTATTCCAGCGCCGTTGATATGCTGAACCCCCTGACCGTGGTGAACCTGACTTTCCGCGCGGCGCAGCAGGTGTACGACAAGACCGGCGGCTATGACTTTAAGGGCCTGCGCGTGGTCGAGATGGGCCGCGTGAAGAAGTTCAAGCCCGGCAAGATCGAGAAAAGCGAGGGCATGGAGGCCACCGTTACGCTGGAGCTGACCTACATTATGATCGAGGTTGACGGTGAGCAGCTTATCGAAATCGACAAGCTGAACGGCGTTTACAAGGTCAAGGGTGTGGATATGCTGGCAAAGGTGCGCAGCCTGATCTAACCCAAACAACCCCAAGAGCATGAACCCGCCCCCGGAATGAGCCGGAGGCGGGTATGCTTTTATTTTTGAGAAGCACTGACACACTGAAAGGGAGCTGTACATTATGGCAGAAGAAAAGAATATGACCGTGGCAACCGAGGAGAAAACCGAGGCGACGGCACCTAAGACCGAAAACCAGTACCTTTTGAAGCTGAACCGCCCTTATGTTTTTGAGGGCAAGGAGTATGCGGAGATCGACCTTGCCGGGCTGGACAAGCTGACCGTGCAGGACGCGATCAACGCGCAGCGGCAGCTTTTCAACGAGCGGGAGCCTGCCGCCATGCTGCTGTGCGAAACCACCACCGCCTTTGTGCGCATTTTGGCTGCCAAGGCCACCGGCCTGCCGATTGAGTTTTTCAAGTTGGCACCGCGCAGCGTTTCCCGCAGAATCTACGGCATGGTGATGGGGTACATGAATGTGGACAGCAACACCGAGAACCACATTATGCGGCTGGAAAAGCCCTACTACTTTGAGGGCAAGCAGTACACGGAGATTGACCTGAACGGCGTTGCCGACCTGAACAGCCTGAACGAGAGCGCGGCGGAAAACCGCCTGACCCGCGCGGGCTTTATGGTGACGGACACCAGCTACAACTACCTGTACGCCTGTATCCTTGCCGGAATGGCAACGGGCTTGCCGGAGGAGTTCTTTACCGGGCTGCCGCTGTACGAAGTGCTGAAAATTAAAAACGCCGTGAACGACGCGGGTTTTTTCGAGTAAAGGGCGGCGCGAAAGCATTACGCAAGGCCGCCATACGCCTTGCTGCTGTGACGCGGACAGGCGTTGATTTTTACCTGAATTTGCCGACCCGTGAGTTCGCCAAGCTGAATGACGAGGTGGCGGAGGAATGGCGACGAGCAAAACATTAGAGCTTAGTATCAAGATTGCGGGCCGGATGGACAAAAGCCTGACGGCGGCGATCAATGGTACACAAAGCAAAATTGGCAGTTTAACCAAGAGCATAAGCAACATTGGCACCGTCGGCCTTGCCACTATGGGCGCGGTTGCCACCGCCGCAGCGGTGGGCATTGCGGGCTGCACCAAGGAGGCACAGGCGCTTGAAAGCGCCATGGCCCCCGTGGTGCGCTATGTGGACGGCTTGGCGGACGCCAGCGGTGCGGTGAGTGACGCGACTGCCGACAACGGCAAGACCTTTAAGCAGAACTACGGCGCACTGAAAACCTATATCCAAGACCTTAGTACCGACATACCGCGAACCACCGACCAGCTAACGGCCATGAGCGCCGCGCTGGGCCAATCGGGAATTGGGGTAGACAAGCAGCTAACAACGGGGTATCTGCGTGATACTGCTGTGGCCGCAACGGCTATGGACTTGGACGACCAGACCGCCGGCAACTATGTGGCAAAGTGGGAGGCCAGCTTCAACTTTGACCACAAACAGGTTATGACCCTGTTAGACCAAATCAACTACCTTGGTGCCCATAACGCAACCACGGCAAGAGAAATTGCACAGAGCGTGAACAGCGCGGCGTCGATGGGCCAGATTGCAGGCGTTGACCCGGCGGCTACTGCCGCTATGGCAACGGCCATGCAGGCTACCGGCGTTGCCACTGACCGGGTAGGCACGAGCATTTCCCGCATTTACACCAATTTGAGCAAGGGCAGCAACGCTACCAAGGCCCAAAAGGAAATGTGGGAGGAGCTGGGCTTTACCGCCGAGGGCATAGCCAAGAGTATGCAGACCGACGGCGTGGGCACCTTGAAAGAAGTTTTTACCGCTTTGCAGGATATGCCGGACGAACGCAAGGTTGCTGCACTTAGCACCCTGTTTGGGCAGTGGGCCATTGAGGGCGGCGCAAAGATCACAAACAATTTAGGCGCTTACGAAAAGGCGCTTGCAAGGGTGAGCGACCCAAGCCGGTACACCGGCAGTATGGAGCGGGAGTTTATTATTCAGGCCAGCACCAGCGAAAGCATTGACACGATGGTGAAAAACTCCGTGACAGCGCTAAAGCAGGACATTGGCACGGAGTTTTTGCCCGTGAAGAAAACCTTGTCGCTGGCTGTGATCGACCTGATGAACGGTGTGCGTAAGGATATGCCGCAGCTGCAAACGCTGGCCGGAACGCTGGCCGACCTGTTGAGCGCCGGTATTTCCAAGCTGGGCGACGCGCTGCAAGCAGCCCTGCCATATGTGCAAAAGACGCTGGACTATGTAGCAGACAACGGGCCGCAGGTGGCCGGAATCCTTGGCGGGTTGGCCGGAACCTTTGCGGCCATGAAGTTTGCGCCGCTGGCCGGGAATCTTTTGGAGGGAGCCGGGAGCCTGCTGTTTGGTGAGAGCGGCGGGCTTGGCGTGGCGGCGGGCGGCAGCGAGAGAAGCGGCGGCCTGCTGGGCGCGGTGGGCAGTTTGTTCACCGGCGGACAGAAGTTTGCGGGCAATGCCGTTGGCACGATCAGCAATGTGGCCGAGGCCGCAGGCGTTGGCGCGACAATGGCAAACTCCAACATGACACGGACGCAGTGGGGAGCCGTTACCAGTAACGGGAGCGGCAGCTTTATGCAGCGGTTGGAGAACAGCGCCATTGGTGCTTACTTTGGCATTAAAAACCGTGGAACGCTGACCAACCAAAAGGGCACCGACTACAAGTTTATGCAGGGCCTTATGGGCGTGGCCGGGCAGATCACCGACGCAAAGCAAGGCGGCGGACTGCTGGGTATGGCAAAAAACGCTGTGACGAGCAGCCCCATAGGGCAGTATTTTGGCGGAATCCGCGCGGCAGCCGGGAATGTGGCGAATACCACCATCGGCAGCAAGATCGTAGGTTTCGGCAAGGGCACCATTAGTGTGAGCAAAGAAATCCTTGCGGGCATTGCGGGGCCGGAGGGCTTGGGTTTGACCAACCTTGTGAGCGGTGCCAAGGGGCTTGCACAGAACGGTGCTGGCTGGGTGGCCGGAAAAGCCGGGAATGTGATCTCCACCGTAGCGAACAGCGGCGTGGGGCAGGCAGTCGGCGGCGCAGCGGGCAAGGTTGGCGGCGTGGCAAAGGGCGTGGTGAGCGTTGGCTCTAACGCCTTGGGTGCGCTGGGCAACTTTGCCGGGGCCGGGGCCGGACTGCTGGGCAGCGTTTGGGGGCCGGTAGCAGGAGGCTTTGGCAGCCTGTTTGCCGGGGCAGCCCCGGTAATTGCTGCGATCAGCGGCATTATTGCCGTGGTAAGCATTTTGGGCGACCACTTGGAGGGCATACGCGGCATAGTCGTGAATGTGTTTGGTGAAACCGGCGGGCAGGTATTTGATGTGTTCACCGGCAAACTGCAAGGCGTGGCCGACTTTGTGACAGGGCTTTTCAGCGAGAGCGGCGTTGCCGCTGCGCTGGCCCCCCTGCAGAACACGATCACAAACCTGTTTGGTGAAAACGCAGGCGCAGCCTTTGGCGGCGTGGTGACTATCCTGCAATCCATCATGGGTGTGGTTGGGCAAATCGTGACCTTTGCGACGGGCACGGTCAAGCCGATCATACAGGATGTATTTACCTTTATCACGGGTACGGTGCTGCCCATTATTTTGCAGACCTTTACGGCGGCAGCGCCGACGATAGCCAGCATAATTTCCAATATTGGCAGTGCGGTTATGACGGGTATGCAGATCATTGGCAGCGCCATTCAGGCGGCAATGCCGATCATACAGGGAATTATTACCGTGATTATGACCATTGGCAGCGTGGTTGTGCCCGCACTGCTGGCCGGGTTTGAAGCGTTCAGTGCGGGAATCAGCGCAGTTATGAGTGCGATTCAAGGTTTCTTCCAAGGCTTGATTACTTTTATTACCGGGGTGTTCTCCGGCAGTTGGAGCCAAGCGTGGGAGGGAATCAAGCAGATTTTCGGTTCTGCTTTCGACGGACTGGTAGCGCTGTGCAAAGCACCGCTGAACGCCGTTATTGCGATCATCAACAAGGCGATTTCCGGCATTAACGGTTTGGGCCTGACTATCCCGAAATGGGTGCCCATACTTGGCGGCAAGAGCTTTTCCGTCAATATACCCACCCTGCCCATGCTGGCAAGGGGCGGCTTTACGGACGGTGTTTCTATCGCCGGTGAAGCCGGAACCGAGGCGGTAATCAGTTTCCAGCGCGGAGTACGCAGCGACAACATCAACACTTGGACGCAGGCGGGCCGTATGCTGGGGGTAAGCGAAGAGCAGGCCGCCGTGGCGGCAGGTGTACCGTATGCCGACGGCGGCGGTGCGGTGGGGCTGGCGACGATTGAGGCGACGCAGGGTAACAACGCTGTGGAGCTGCAAGAGATCGACACCGGCAAGCCGCAGCCGGAACAGGGCGGCAGCGGAACCCCGGACGGCGGCGGGCAGGTTGTATTTGCGCCGCAGATCGTCGTGCAGGGAAACGCTGACCGGGCTGTACTGGAAAGCGTTTTGGACGACGCGCAGCAGCGGTTTGAACTTTGGTACGAACAAATGATGCGCCGAAAGGCGCGGACGGCCTACTGACAGGAGAAACGATATGGCATACACAACAAAGAGCGGTGACACTTGGGATGTGATTGCAAAGCAGGTGTACGGCAGTGAATACCATGCGGACATTCTGATGGCGGCCAACCCGCAGCAGATCGACACTTTCCTTTTTGAGGCCGGGGTGGTGCTTGCCACCCCGGTTTTGGAGGAGGAGCGCGACGGACTGCTGCCACCGTGGAAGTACGAGGCAAGCTATGAATAACGGCAGACGGGTTGAATTGGATGTAACCTACAACAATGCCCCCTTTGCCGGGCAGGTAGGCGCGGAGATCGAGAGCCTGACCTATGTTGACAATGCCGCAGACGACAGCGACAGCATAGACATTACGCTGGACGCACAGGACAGTAAATGGCTGCACGGCTGGCTGCCGGAGGAGGGCGCGACCCTGCGCCCGCGCATTATCGGGCGGGATTGGAACGGCCCCGGTGACACCCATGTGATGGAGTGCGGGCTATTTATCCTTGACGATGTGGCTTACCAAGACGCGCCGACCACTTTACAGGTGGGCGGTGTGAGCAAGCCGAGCGACACCGATTTTAGCGAGTTGGAGCGGGAAACCATTTGGAAGAACACCTCCATAAAGCGAATTGGGGAAAGCATTGCCGGGCGGTACGGGCTGGGGTTCACCTATGACGCAGACGATTACGACATAGAGTGCGACGAGCAGGACGGCACCGACAGCAGCTACTACAACACCCTTTGCAAAAACTACGGTCTGATCTTAAAAGTGTACGCAAAGCGGCTGTGGGTATATGACCGGGAGCGCTACAAAGGCAAACGAGCCGTGCAGGACTTTGACCGCACGAACATTATACCCGGCAGTTTGAGCTACAACACGACCCTGTCCGGCACCTATACCGGCGGGTATTTTACCTACACCGACGCCGACAAGGATTTGGACATTGTGTGTAGCGTAGGCGGCGGCAACCACACCAAGAATGTGAACCGCCGTGCCACCAGCGTTTACGACGCAAGCGTACAGCTTTGCGCCGAGATCAACAATGCCAACCACGGCAGAGTGAAGCTGAAATTTTCCGTTATGGGCAACTGGGGCGTGAGCGCCGGAAACAACCTGCGCCTGACCGGGTACGGGGATGGCCTGAACGGAGGAATCAACGGCAAATACTTTGTGGACAAGGTGACGCACAAGTACACCAAGAGCGGCGGCTTTGTGACCAGCTTTGAGTGCAGCGGTATTTTTGACCCGTTCCATTACTGGGATGTGGGCGGACATATCGAATACCACCAAAGCGAAGACAGCAGCAGCGAAAGCTACAACAGCGCCTACGAAACCACCAGCCCGGCGGCCAATGCGGCCAGCGCGGCGGCGGGCGCAACGGCGGGCGCGGCGGTGACGCTGACCAAGGCACCGTTCTATTACACCAGCGTTGCCCCGAAACCGAGCTGCTATAAGAGCGGCACATTCTATTTCTATGACGGTATTTTGGTGAATAACCGATACCGCATTACCAACACCGCCGCAAGGTGCGGCAAGCTGCCCGTGGGCAAGAATGTTACCGGCTGGGTGCCCGCCAGCTATTGCAACGGCGGCGGGATTACGACGAAGTGAGGAGGCGCAGCATTGGCAAGCACCAACAGAACCGGGCGCGTGAGTGCCATTGACTACGAGGCCGGAACTTACGAAGTGACCTACTTTGACCGGGGCAAGAGTGTGACCCGGCAGATAAACGCCATGAGCAACGGCGAATACAAAATGCCCTGCGTGGGGCAGGTCGTGAGCGTTGCCCACAACAGCAACGGCACGGCGGCGGGCACCACCACCGGCACAGTTTGGAACAAAACCAACAAACCGGCGGAGGGGTACAAGGGCCTGTACCGCAAGGAATACGGCACCAGCCGCAAGGGACAGGCGTACAGCCGGTACGACGAGAACACAGGCGTGTACACGCAGTATGTGGACAAGCGCACCGGGCGCACCTGCAACGGTGAAATTTTCGACGAGGCGAAAGGCCCGGTAAGCGTGATTGCGGGCGGGCAGTTGCAGCTAAAAAGCAGCGGTGCCAGCGCCAGCATACAGGCCAAAACGGGCATGGGCATTGTGGCCGGAACCACCGTAGCCATTGAAGCGGGCACCTTTATGAGCTTGGAGGCCACCGGCGCTATGAGCATATCGGCGGGCGGTGACTTCAAGTTTAATATTGGCGGCGACAGCGAGGAAAAGCGCAAGGGCACCACCAAGCAAGAATACCTTGACAATGTGGAGCAAGAAGTGACCGGGGATGTAAAGCAGACCTTGACGGGGAACTTGGAGCAAGAAGTGACCGGGGATGTATTGCAGACCATAACGGGCACCGTGACCCGCAATGTGACCGGGGATGTGACCCTTAACATAAACGGGGCCAGCATTACGATCAGCGCGGGCGGCGACATAAGCATTACCAGCCCGACCAAGGTTGAAGTGAGTGCGCCGATCTTGAACGCCGAGGGTGCCAGCGGTGATGTGAAAGTGCAGAGTATCAGCCTTGTACAGCACAAGCACACCAGCGCCGCACCGGGCAGCGAGAGCAGCCAGCCGTTACCGTAAGGAGGTGCCAGATGGCAATAGGCAGTTTTATGGGCCGCGTGTTCACCGTGAGCCACACAAAGATTTTTACCCCAAGCAACCTGAAAGGCAGCACGGGGAGCGACTGGGCAACACACGAAGTCGTGGGCGGCAAGGCCCGCAGCGAGTGGGTAGGCCCGAAACTGAAAAGCTATACATTCGACCTTTTACTGCGGGCGCAGGATGGTGTGCCCCCGCGCAGTACGCTTGATTATTTCCAGCGTATGGCGGAGAGCAGCGCCGTGGACTGGTTTGTGGTGGGCGGGGTTCCGCTTTCGCCCTACCCGTTCAAGATCACGGACATAAGCGAAACATGGGACGCCGTGCTGCAAGGCGGTGTGCTGGTGGAATGTAAAGTGAGCCTGACCATTGAAGAATACCTGTAAGGAGGGCTGGGTGTGATTTTGGCAGACAGCCCGGTTATTGAGATTGCCGCCGGTACGGTGAACGACAGCACGGCGCAGGAGGTTTACCGCAACCTGCAAGTGCTGTATGGAACCCACACCGGGGAGCAGGCTTTAGACCGGGATTTTGGCATTGACATAAGCACAACCGACTACCCGCAGGAGAGCGCCCAAGCGCTGCTTGCGGCGGAGTATGTGCGCAAAACCAAGATGTATGAGCCGAGGGCGCGGGTGGTGCGCGTTGAATGGACGGACAGCAAAGCTCACGACGGCAACATGACCCCAAAGGTGGTGATTGATCTTGTCTAATATCAGTGAACTGGCGAATGTGCCACAGATCAGTTTTATTGAAAACATGACCCTGCAGGAAACCGAGGAGCAGTTAAAGGCCGAGTACGCCCGGATTTACCGGGAGCAGACCGGCAAGGAACTGGTGCTTGGGGAGGCTGACGCCAAGACCCTGCTGCTGAAAGCGTTTGCCCTGATCGAATACCAAACCATGCAGTACGCAGACATTAAGGGACAGGCAGAGCTTTTGAAAACCAGCACCGGCGAGGCACTGGACGCGCTGGTTGCGCTGCTGGGGCTGACACGGCAGGAAAGCAAAAAGGCCACGGCCAAGGAACGATTTTTGCTGGCAGAGGCACGAGCCGACACCGTGGCGGTGCCCGCCGGTACGCGAGTGAAAACGCAGGGCGGGCGGTATTTTAATACGCTGGACTATGCGGAGATACCGCCCGGCGCAACCTATGTGGACACCATCGTGCAGGCGGAGGAGGCCGGAGCGGAGAGCAGCGGCATACTGGCCGGGGAAATTAACATCCTTGTTGACCCCATCCCGTACATAGCCAGTGTGAGCAATGTGGACGAAAGCACCGGCGGCCTTGATGTGGAGGACGATGACAGTTTGACCGAGCGGGCCTATTTGGCGCCGAGCCGGTTTAGCTGCGCCGGGCCGCGCGACGCCTACGAATACCATGTGCGGGAATGGCGCAGTGATGTGACGGATGTGCAGATCACCAGCCCGGAGCCGTGCGTGATTGCCATTTACTTTGTGATGGAGGGCGGGCGGCTGCCGAACGCCACGGAGCGGGAGGAGCTGACAGAATATATCAGTGGCGAGAACCTGCGCCCGCTGTGCGACAAGGTGGTGTGCGTGGAGCCGGAGGAGGTGCCCTACAACATAGCGTTTACCTACTGGATTGGCGACGGCGACCAGCGCAGCGCCGGAACCATACAGGAAAAGGTGACGGCGGCGGTGCAGAGCTACCAAAGCTGGCAGCGGCACCTTGGGCGGGATATTAACCCCACGGAGCTGATCGCCAAAATCCGCGAGGCAGGAGCCAAGCGTGTGAAGCTGACCGCCCCGGCGGATATTGTGATAGGCAAAACGCAACTGCCGAAATGCACCGGGCAGACCGTGACATACGGAGGGCTGGAAGATGATTAAAGACCTGCGGGACGCCCGCCTTGTGGACGCTGTGCCCCGCGTGGTTGCCGGGCAGGACTGGGTGCGGGCGCTTAGCGAGGCAGTGGGTGTACTGCACGAAAGAACGCTGCGCTATATCGACGACAGCCAAATTTACACAAGCCTTGACACCGCCACCGAACCCGTGCTTGACGCGCTGGCGATCAACTGGAAAGTGGACTGGTACGACACCGGGTACAGCGTAGAGCAAAAGCGCCGCATTATCAAGACGGCCCTGACGGTACGCCGCCTAATGGGCACCGTGGGCGCGGTAAAGCTGCAAGCCGACGCCATTTACCCCGGCACTATGCTGGAAGAATGGTTCGAGCACGGCGGGCAGCCGGGCACTTTCCGCCTGTATATCAATGTGACAGACACAACGGAGGAACACCCGGCCATTATTTACAGCCCGGCGGAAATGGAGCGTCGCCTTATTACCGCGAAACGGTGGAGCGCCCACCTTGAAAGCCTTAGCTACATGGTGCGCCACACGCTGGCTACCGGGTGCAGGGTGGACAAGTGGGCATACACCGTGCCGGAGTGCGGCACGATCTACTGCGGCGTGTGGTGGATGCCTGCCACTTTGGGTTATACGGCACACCATGCGCTGTTGACAGGCGGCCAGCCGGGAGCGTTTGCTGTAAGCCCGGAGTTTACCGGCACACTTCCCGTTCCGGCGACGGTGGGCTATTCAGTTTGCGGGGCGCTGCGGAGCGGTGGAGTTGCAACCGGCTACACCGCAAGCCCTGAATTTGCAGGCACATTGCCGGAGGAGGCACAGCATGGAAACTGAAAAGGCTAACGGCCAGTACGGAAAGCAAAATCCGCTGTTTATGTACCAAGGAACGGCGGACTATTCTATCCGTGCAGAGCTGCACGGGAGCAAGGGCGGCGTGGAGGCCGCCGAAGCATTTACAGCCGTACCGTCCGCCAGCGGGCAAGACCGCTGCGGTACGATGCCATAAACAACCGGGAAAGGAGGAAAACCGAACATGGCGTTTTTTACCGACAAATTCCTGAATGATCGGCGGGAAGAACTGCTGCGCAGCGTTGACAGGTTCCAATACCAGTTGAACGGCGGGGCATGGCAGACCGGCACCGTGAACAGCAAGGAGATCATCGGCACGAATGTGGTCGTGTTTGTGAATGTACCAAATTTTGGGCAGGCCGACACGATCACGGGCGTAAGGGTGTACGACATCAACGGCGCACTGGCCGGACAGCAGAGTATCAGCCTGAAACGCACCAGCCTGAATGTGGCGCTGCTGCGCTTTACATTCCCACTGATCGAAACCGAGGAGTAAAAGAGAGGAGGACAAACCCATGGCTTATGACCGCAGTTATTGGAAAGACCATGTAACTGACCAGAGCGGCGAGGTTATCCAGCAGGGCACCTTGCTTGACCAGCAGCATTTTAACAATATGGAGTTGGGCATTTCCGACATGACCCTTGCCGGGGCAATTATGCAGTTTAAGGCGGTGCAGGACGGTTATAACTACGCCGACGAGATGCACACGGCCACGCTGGCGCAGACCGGCAGCAAGTGGCCGTTTAACAACACGCCAACCACCATTGCCCTTGCGCAGCTGCGCGAAAGCACCAATTACGGCGTGGAGGTAACAGTGCTGGCGTACAGCGGCGGCAGGCTGGGCAATATCCGGGTGACTGACCGTGCCCGCAACGGCTTTAAGCTGGTGCATGACGGCAGCGCCACCACCGTGAAAGTGCAGATCAGAGTGACGGGCGGCATGACCGACCCGGCACCCACCGAGTAACAGGAGGATAAGAGCATGAAAATCATTGAGAAAAACGAGGGCAAGAAGATCAACTACAACCTGACCGGCACAAAACTGGACTTTGCGGACGGTGCGCTGACCCTTGACCTTGCCCGCTATCAGCAGGACGACCCCGTGACCCGCGACATTATGGTGGACAGCGAGGGCTATTTGACCACCGGGCGCGGCCTGTACTACGCGGCACAGGTGGAAATCCCCGCGCGGAAGTACACCGAAACCGTGACCACGGCACAGGAAACCGACGCGCAGGCCGAGGGCGGTGAGAACACCGAGGGCATGAGCCGTGAAACCGTGACCCGCACCCCGGAGCCGCTGGACACCGAGGATGTGACCCTGTACCTGTTTGCCATTGATGGCATTATGATTCACTGATAAAGGAGGACGAACCTATGGCTAATTTTGATATGGCTGAACTGGCACTGAAAAGCGTTTGCCCCAACAACGCCATGAAGTACGACGACAAGGAAATGCCGAGCATTATGGTGTTCATTCCGAAATTCCGCCTGTGTGATGTGCTTTCTACCGCTGACACCAGCGTACACCCCGCGTTCAGGGTGAACGGCGTGGAGATCGACGGCTTTTGGGTGGGCAAGTATCAGACCAGCCACTACAACGGCAGAGCGTACAGCCTGCCCGGCGAGAACCCGGCCAACACGGCGGGCCTTGATACCTTTGTGAGCTACAACCGCGCCAAGGGCGGCAAGTTCCATGAGATCACCTGCGCGGAGTGGGCTGCCATTGCCCTGTGGTGCCACAAGGCGGGCAAGGAACCCTACGGCAACAACAACTACGGAAAGGACACACGCGAAAGCCTGTACCGCGCAATCCCCACCAGCAAGGACAACGACAAGACCGGGCGCGTTGCCACTGGCACCGGCCCCGTTACTTGGAGCCATGACGGCACCTTGGAGGGTATTTGGGATTTGAACGGCAATGTGTGGGAGTGGTGCGCCGGACTGCGCCTTGTGAAAGGTGAGGTACAGGTGATTGCCGACAACAACGCCGCCGCGCCCACTTGTGACATGAGCGCCAGCAGCGCTGCGTGGAAAGCTATTTCCGCCGCCACCGGTGAGCTGGTGGCCCCGGACGGCAACGGTACCACGCAGGGCACCGTGAAGCTGGACTTTATCAGCGGCAAATGGACTTACAGCACCACCATTGCCCACACCACCGGCGCGAACGGTTGCGGTTTTAAGGATGTTACCTGCGACAGCAGCATTGGCGCTGCGGCAAAGCTGCTGCTTCAGGCGCTTGCCATGCTGCCCGACGCTGCGCTGACGGGTGACGGCATTGACGCCACCTACGGCGGTGACTATTTCTACATCAACAACGCCGAGGCCGAGCGGTGCCTGTTTCGCGGTGGCAGCTGGGACTATGGCGGCAACGCTGGGGTGTTCCGTTCCGACCTGAGCCACCCGCGCTCCCATGCCCGCGGCGACATCGGGGGCCGTTCCGCTTTTTACGAATAACTGTACACTGCGCCCTGAAACACTGAACGCCGAACGATAGTGAGGCGGTAAGCAGGACAAGCCCACACACAGCAACGGGAACAACGCCCCGCGCTGTGCGCGGGCAAATTTTTTTGGGGCTTATGGCAGGCGCAATGCGCCGGGTGGGTTTGGGGGAAATTTTGGAGGAGGTGAACAAGCTATGCAGAGCGAAATGCCCGCGCCGGGCAGCTATGAACCGTTCCGCCTGAAAGAGAAAATTGGGGAAATGATGAAGTACGGCAGACCACTTACCAAGAATTTTAGCCGGAAAGATCGTGACCTTGCGGATGATATGCGGGTTTCCATGCTGAAAATGTACCATTTGGCCGTTGAGCTGGAAAAGAAATACTACCGCAAGACTACCGCGCAGGAGCTTGATGTGGAACTGGAATGGCTGCGCAATCTGGTGAGGATGGCGGCAGACAAAGACCTTTGCGGTGCGAAGTTTGCCCCGCCGCTGTCCATGCACCAGTACGAAACATGGGCAAGGTACAATACAGAAATCGGCTGCTTGCTGGGCAAGTATATTGCCAGCGTGAAAAAGTAGCTGTTTTTCTTTGGGAACGGGCCATTTACGGTGCCTGATTCGCGGTGGCAACTGGAACAATGGCGGCAACGCTGGGGTGTTCAATTCCAACCTGAACAACCCGCGCTCCAATGCCAACGGCAACATCGGGGGCCGTTCCGCTTTTCGTCTGTTAAATGCCAATTTAGGGCGGTGGTTCTGCGCCGCAAGGGGGCTGTGGCCTACGGGGTACAGCAGGAAGTGCAGACTAAAAGGGGCCTGTTTCCGTTCCCGCTTAGACAGGGCGGGAAAAAATTTGTATTGCCGTGGAGGCGGAAACGCCACACACGGCTTGGAGAGATCATTGGATGAAACACTGTCAGCAGGAAATGACGGTGATTCAAAACGCTTGGCCGGTGGTGTGCAATTTTGGTTGGCTGATTGAGGCCGACAGGAACGCCCGCAAGGGCAAGCGATACCGCGCCGAGGTTTTGAATTTTACCGCGCGGCTTGAAGATAACCTGTTCACCATACAGCAAGGTATGATGAACGGCAGCTATGTGCTGGGGCCATACAGCAAGCTGTGGGTGTATGTGCCCAAGAAGCGGCTGGTGATGGCGCTGGACTACCCGGACAGAATTGTGCAATGGAGCCTGTACCTGTATTTGAATCCGCTCTATGACAGGCTTTTTATTGAGGATTCCTACGCTTGCCGAAAGGACAAGGGCAGCCATAAGGCCGCCAAGCGCCTGCAATACTGGATGTGCCAAGTGCAGCGCAAGCCGGGGCCGGGCTGGTACTGCCTGAAACTGGACATAAGCAAATACTTTTACCGGGTGAACCACGAAAAGCTGCTGGCGATCTTGGAGCGGCGGGTGAAAGACCCCGCCATGATGGCGTTTATACGGGGCGTGGTGAACAGCAGAGCAGAGCCGTTCGGCCTGCCGCGCTGGCGGACACCGCAGGACACGCCGCCGGAAGAATGGCTGTACGAGGTGGGTATGCCGATAGGCAACCTGACGAGCCAGCTATTTGCGAACATCTACTTAAACGAGCTTGACCAGTATTGCAAGCACAGGCTGAAAATTCATTACTATATCCGTTACATGGACGATGTAATCATCTTGGGGCAGGACAAGGAAACCTTGCACCGCTGGAAAGCGGCGGTGGAAACTTTCTTGCGGGAGGAGCTGGCGCTTGATTTGAACAGCAAGACCAGCATACGCCCGGTGCGCCAAGGGGTTGAATTTGTTGGTGTGCGGATATGGCCCACCCACATGAAGCTGCGGAAAAGCACCGTGCGCCGCATAAAGCGGGAGGTGCGCAAGATCAGTGCTTTGTATGCTGCTGGCGATATGACACGGCAGGACTTTTACCGGCGCATTGCCAGCATTAGGGGGCTGCTAAAGCACACAGAGAGCGCAAGCCTGCGGTGGCGGCTGAACGAGATTTACCGGGCGGAACTGGAAAAGGCAAAACAAAAACAACTGCGAGAGGAGGCACAGTATGAGCCATTTGCAGATCATAGCGGAGCTGGAAACGGTGACGGAAATGCAGGCACGGGTTATCAAGATCATGGCAACCCGGCTTGCAGAGCTGGGTGACACTGTGACCGGGCGTGACGAGATTGCGCAGGCCGACAAGGCATACCGCGACGCCATAGGCGGCGACGAGTGGCCGGACTGGGCGGAGCAAGGAGGAGAGGACGATGGAGAACCCTATCACACGGGCGGAGCATGAGGAGTTCCGCCGCCGCTTGGAGGAGGAGAACAAGCGGCAGGACACACGCATTGGCATTTTGGAGGACAGTGTGCGTCAGATCGGCGCGTTGACAACCAGCGTGGAAAAACTGGCCTTAAGTATGCAAAGTATGCTGAAAGAGCAGGAAAAGCAGGGCAAACGGCTGGAAGCGTTGGAGGGCCGCGACGGCGAGAAGTGGCGCAAGGTCATGGGATACATTGCCACGGCGATTGTGGGCATTGTGCTTGGCTACCTGTTTAAGCGGATCGGTATGTGAGGGGGCGCGGGAATGTGAAGAATAGCGTTGAAAGTGTTGAAAACGCCGCAGAGAAAAAGGAACGCCGGAACATCAAGGTTATGGACTTGATCTTGGTGATCGTCGGCGTTTCTCTGCTGGTGTTCACCATTGTTATGATTCAACTTTTCAAGGTATACGGCACGGTGCCGGACACCTTGATTACCTGCGTTTTTGCTACCCTTGGCGGCGAGTGCGGCATTATGGGCTGGATTAAGACCACCAAAGACCGCAACCGGGAACGAAAGTGGGAACAGGAGGACAAGCAGGAGGCAAAGGCCGAGGCGGCAGAGGTGCCGCCCGGCGATATGCCCGGCGCATAATGCGTAAACAGAAAACCACGGAGGGCTGCGGGTGCGGCCCTCTCTCTTTTTCGGAGGAAACCGTATGGAACAAAGAAAATTTCTCGCAATGGTGGGGCCGCTGGCACAGGCCGATATGCAGAAAAGCGGAATCCTTGCCAGCCTGACCATTGCGCAGGCAATCTTGGAAAGCGGCTGGGGAACATCGGAGCTTGCCACCAAGGCTAACGCCCTGTTCGGCATTAAGGCCGACGCGCGGTGGAGCGGGAGAGCGTACAACAAGGACACAAAGGAATGTTACGACGGCGTGACCTACGCCACCATTACCGCGCTGTTCCGTGCCTATGACAGTTGGGCAGAAAGCGTTGCCGACCATAGCGCGTTTTTGCTGGCGAACAAGCGGTATGCGGCAGTGGTTGGCGAGCGCGACTACAAGGTGGCCTGCAAAGCGATCAAGGCGGCGGGCTATGCCACCGACCCCGGCTACCCGCAAAAGCTGATTGGGTTGATTGAGAAATACGGCTTGACCGTGTACGACGGCAAGGCGGAACAGGAGGACAAAACGAGTATGAATATCAGCATTACCAAGAAAACCAGTACCCACAACACCACGGCGGCAGCAGGCCGCGCAATCCGGTACATCGTTGTGCATTACACCGCCGGTGTGACCTCTAAGCCGGGCAGCGCGGCGGGCACGGCCTCTTACTTTGGCGGCACCTCTAAGCAGGTTTCGGCGGACTTTATCGTGGACGACGGCGGCGCGGTGCAGTACAACGGCGACATTCGCAACCGCTACACTTGGCACTGCGGCGGCGGAAAGTACAATACCAAGGGCGGTGCTTACTACGGCAAGGCCACGAACCGCAACACCATTGGCATTGAGGTATGCTCTACCAATGACACCGGCAAAATGACTGTTGCCAACGACAGCCATTGGCGCTTTACCGATAAGGTTGTGAGCAATCTTGTGGAGCTGGTGAAGTACCTGATGGCGGAATACGGTATTGACGCCGCCCATGTTATCCGCCACTATGATGTGAACGGCAAGCCGTGCCCCGGTATCATCGGCTGGAACGAGGACACCGGCAGCGCCGCCAAGTGGGCCGCGTTCAAAGCCCGTCTTGGTGCAGCTACCCCCGGCGGGCAGACCGGCGGCAGCACGAACACCGGCACCGCTACGGGCAACACTACGCTGACATACAAGGTGGGCGACATTGTGCAGTTTGCGGGTGGCAAGCACTACACCAACGCGCAGGCCGCCAGCGGCACCACCGTGAAGCCCGGCCCGGCCAAGGTGACGGCGGTTGCCACGGCTGGAAAGCACCCCTACCACCTTGTACATACGGACAGTGCCAGCACCGTGTATGGCTGGGTGGACGCGGCGGCCATTACCGGCAAAGCAAGCGCTACCCCGGCGGCCAAGACCTACACCGTGAAAGCGGGCGACAGCCTGTGGCGCATTGCTGCGCAGCAGCTTGGCAATGGTGCCCGCTACAAGGAGATCAAGACCCTGAACGGGTTGAAAAATAACACCATCCACGCCGGGCAGGTTTTGAAGCTGCCCAACTGACAGACTATATATAGGAGGAAAAGATCATGAATGAAGTTGTGACCATCGTTGTGAACAATCTGCTGGAAATCGTGTTTGCGGTGCTGGGTGCATCCTTTACCGCGCTGGTTATCCCGTGGCTGAAAGACACCGGCCTGCCTTGGCTGAAAGAAAAGCGCCTGTACTCCATCGTGAAGAAGTTCGTGGAGGCCGCCGAGAAGCAGGCCGAGGCGGGCACCATTGACAAGGCGACCAAGAAACGCTTTGTCGTGGAGTTGTTGGAGGCAAACGGCATTACTGTTACCCCGGAGATCAACGCCTTTATTGAGGCGGCGGTGAAAGAACTTGATCTTGCCGAGAAAAACGCCATTGGGGAGATCGGAAAAATTTTTTCTAACGCCGAGCAGACCCCGCAGAACTAA